AAATGTATTGATCTTTAATTAGGATATTTATGCCAAAGTGGTTACAAGCAATAATTAATTTTTTTAAGCCAGCTAAAAAAATACCAGTGATCGTAAAAGATCCTGATGAGCCGTCAGTAGTTGTTATTGATGAATCCCTCCCAACAGTAGAAACAACTGATGGTTTTTTTCCAGACATTTCTCGCTATGAACCTTGCGACTTTGAAAAGTTTGATGGCGATGACATGATTTTTAAGGCCACTGACGGAGGATCTTGGATTGATCCAAAATTAAATCATCACATGGCAGGATGCGCTTCTAAAAAAATTAAATCAGGCGTTTACCACTTCTACAGAGTCGGAGTAGATCCAATTGATCAAGCAAAACATTTTATCAAATCTGTTGGTTTAGAAAATTTAACATCAATGCACTATGAGCCAATTCTTGACTATGAAACTGTGACAAACAAAAGAGTAGGGCCTCTTCAAAGTGAAGCCGATATGAAATTGGATCGCGAAGATGCCAAAAAATTCCTTCGTTATATTTATGAACAAACTGGCCGTAAATGTATGTTTTATACCTATGAATCACTTTTGGCTTATTTAGAGCTTGATTCTTCTTTTAAAGATCTTTGCAGCCGTCTATGGATCGCGAGATATGGAAAAAAACCAACAAGATTTGCTCCATGGTCTTCAGCGTGGGCATGGCAATATTCTGACGGTGAATATTCTGACAATCCACCTTACAATGATAATTTTAAAGGAATTGGTCGCTGTGATGCCAATATTATTCTATAATAAATTCTGAGGTTAAGATGACTAACGCAGATAAAGTAGAAGCAATCATAAACAACGAAAAAGAATGGCGTAAATTTCTAATGGAAGAAGTTAAAGATATAAAAACTTCCCAGGTAGAAATGAAAATTTCAATTTCAAATCTTCAGTTAAAAGTTGCATTTTTTGGAGCTGTATTTGGAGCAATTGGGGCAATGTTTGCCTCTTTTGTTAAAGAAAAACTATGATCTTAAGCTGTACAAATGAAGAGTGGGTAAAATTAATAGCGGTATTTGTCGCTTTTTTTGCTTATTCAATTGCTGAATTTTACATAGGAAAAAAGCACGGATCTGCCATTCAGATTTTAATCAAATCAGTCAAAAAACTTTTCAATGACAACAAAAAGAAAAAGAATTAATATTTTATCTGATGTACTAATACAAATTATCCATGGAGAAAAAAATGAAAACACTATTATGTATCTTTGCACTTATGACACTGGCTTCTTGTAGTTATTTTGAGACTAAAGTAATTCCAAAAGCCAAAGAAGCGGCTTCAAAAAGCATTTCTAAGGCCATCGTCGCAGAGGGTGAGTGCGTTCATCCAGAAGCAGTAAAGGCATCTGTTGATAAGCTTTTAAAAATTGAATCTGATGAGTCAATGGTCGTTGTGGCCATCGCTCAAACTGAAGAAGTTGCTCCAGTTCAAGAATTGGCACCATCTTCAAAATTATCAGTTCAACTATGCAAAGGAGCATTTGGATTGGCAGTTCCGGCACTGTTAAGTAAAGGCGTTCCGGTAGAATGGGGCTGTAGACTTACTAATTTAAGCGCCAAGATCGACGTTCTAGCTTCAAAGGCTTGTGAGAAACTATAAAAGAATACTAAAATTGAATAAGACAAAAGGCTCCAATTTTGGGGCCTTTTTTATAGGAGAAGAGTATGGGGTTAGGAAGAATTGCAGAGCTGGGGCTTGAACTTGGCATTGGTATCTTGAAAAAGAAAAATACCGATAACGACAGAAAATACATTGATGACTATTACGAAGCAAAAAAAAACGTAATGGCCGAAAAAGCAAAGCCAAGCTCGGATCAGATGGATAATTTAATCGAGCAGGAAGAGAAGAAAGCAGAGCTTCTCCTGGAAGCCGCTAGAATGTCTATCGAAGAAGGTCAATCATGAGAATTTTAGAATTTATAATTGTATGTACTTTGTCCTGGCTACTTGTAACCGGATGCTCAGTTTTAAAAAAGGGCCCAGAAAAATCGGCATATCCAGATCTGATCCTGGAGCACCAGGCTCTAATAAATCAAAGGCTAATTCCGCGCCCAGGGCATTTGGGATTTTTAACAAATCAAGTTTGCAAAAAATACGTTGGTAAAACTTGCGTAGAGCGATCTTTGATGAAATATGACCTGGTGGATATGTCCGTTAGAGAAAACCTTGTAAATGGCTTAAAATTCGCCTGTAGGATGGGGGAAAAGAGATACCGGATCTCAATTCCAGCTCCGGCAATCATTCGCCAGGAAAGCGGCTGTGTAAAATGGAAGAAAAAGCCAATTTCTCGTAAAAAGTATTGCGCCGAAACTGGAGTGGTGAAAAGTGAGTTTATTCATATTGCCGATGAAGCCAGTTATCAAAAATTGATCGACGGCGCGCTAGAATGTCGTTCCGGTTTTTAAAATCATGCTAAACTAGGAATATGAAGAGATTTATCTTTTTATTATTCCTAGTTTCCCACAAAATTTATTCGCTTGAAGTCTCAATTTGTGAATATGATTTCAACGATGACTATAAATGCAAAACAATTACTGAAGAAAAACCTGAGCCGATTGTTGTAGTTTGGGAATCTGATTCTGAAAGAGAAAAAGAAGAATAAGGTCTGGATGGGAATCGAACCCATATTAGACGGATAGGTCGTTGTTCAGGCTTCCTAATTCCGGTGCGCTTACCAATTGGCTACACAGACCATAAAATTAAAAAAAGCCCTTTAAATCAAAATAGTAAAAACCTGCATAATTACTAAATATCAAAAAAGGGCTTTTTTGCGAAAAAGAGATTGATTTAAGGTTGAAGTTTTGGGGCGAACCCTACTAAATTCTCACAAAAGAGCAATTCGTATTCCGTTAAATCTATAATCACAAAAACATTTAACTCTGACAACTATTTTTTCTTTTTATTTGCTTTTTCTAGCTTCGCCGCCTCTTTTTCGGCTTTTTTGTCTTCTTTCTCCTGCGCCTTTCTCGCTTTTTCGGCTTCTTTCTCAAACTTCTTGGCGGTTTTTTCCGCTGAAATTCGAGCTTCTTCTTCCAGTTCTGCCGAAGTTTTCACCTTGCAAAAAGTAACCCTATCGGTGACTCTTGGCTCACTCATTGAGGTATATTTTGGATCAATTTGAATTTTTAGATCAGAAATTAAAGTTTCATAATCAATTTTCATCTTCGATTCAGAAACAGTCCTAGTGACTTTATGTCCTCGGCAAGTGGTTTTGTTATGCTTAATCAAAGAATAAACTTTTTCTTTTGCTTTTTCTTCCAGCTTTTTCCATTCCTCGAAAGATTCCTTAGTTGATTTATAACTTTCAATTGCATCAAAGAGAGCTTCATTTTCATCATCTGGAAGAATGTCTTTTTCTGAAATTGGCGGCAAAATGTCCAGTTCAATATAATTTTGAAAATTAAACAGAGCTGGCATTAAGCAATTTGCACAGTAAAAAGGATCGTACTCAACTCTTAAAAGCGCTCTTTTGTATGGGAAATCTCCATTTTCTTTAGCTTCTTTATCTTCTGTAATTACGTTAAAATTACAAACTTTTGCACCAGAAACAATCATCTGAGCCTGAACCTGTGGAACATACCAGGACAGCATATGCCCGTTTTTAACTTGCTCAAAATCTTCCTGGCCAACGTACTTGCATTCCCAATTTTCGTTTAATTCTTCGTTGTAGCCATCGAGAGAAGCCATGAACCATGAGTATTCCGAGTGGAGCGCGACAACTGACGGCCAATCCATAAATGTTTCTAATTCAAAAAGAGCGCGGCACTTTTCTTCCAGGCGATGCCCCTTGTCCTGGACGAATGTACTTTTATTTTCTTCTTCTTTTGCAAGTCCTTTCTTTTTTAAATACAATTCTCTCGGAGTACAAAAATCAGAAACACCCATGATGATATTTGCATCACTGGCCCCAATTTTTCCCTCTCTGAGCTTTTCCCAATCTGCGGTATTTTGTAAAACCGTTTCAACCTTAAGCATCTTGAACCTCCATATCAACATCGTTGAGTGAATCTGCAATTTGTGTTTTAACTTCTTGTGCGAAGTCGTAAAGCTCACCATCTACTTTGTCATGATGATAATCGGCAATCTTTATAAAGTGATTTGCCAATTTCTCAAGAAGAATTACTTCTTTTCCCGTGATGTGAATGTTTAATTTTAATAATGCCTCAGTTTTCATTTACGTTTCCTCTGACAAAGTTTTTCATGTAAGTTCTCCAGTGCTTTAAATTGTCCGTCCGTTAATCGTCCGGTTCTTTTGTAATAACTATTAAGTGACTCTATAAACGTGTTATCGAAATTTGGGATCTTGTAAACTGCAACAGTAACTTCTTCCAAAATTGTCCCAATGTCATCTTTTTCTTTTCTACCTCCTCCTAAAATATTTTGAATTGAACTAACTTGCTTCTGAATCGACTCATCGCCTAGATAGGATCTGGCCCTTTGAACTGCCTTGAGGCAGTTTTCAAGGTTTGATACTGAATACTTTTCCAGGCAAATCTTTAGAGTAGATTCAATGCAAGTTAGTTCATGCGATAAAAGTTTTTTGTTCATTACTTCTTACTTGCGACTTCATCTTTTACTGATAAGTCAGTTTCAGGATTGAATTGTTTCTTTGCTTCTTTCCTAAGCTCCTCGTATTTCTCTGGATCAGATTCTTGCAATCGCGCTTTATTAAATGGGGTCATTTTAATAAATGCCAAAACTTCTTTAGTGCTTACCGTCATTTGTTTTCTCCTTTTTTTATAAATTAATATTTGACAGGTCAAGAATTGATACAGTAAAACTGTTGTACCAGAAATGCAACAGTTAATTAAAGGAGTTTTTATGTTAAGAGAATTGAAAAAGGTTATTAAGGCTAAGGGGATTGTAAAAGTGGCCGACGACTTAGGCTATCGTTCACTAAATACAATCAATCTATGGATCAAGAATAAAAAGATTCCTGATACTGCGACAGAAAGAGTTAAAAAGTATCTATCAAAGTAATTCATCACAAAGGAGAAGAATGATGAGTGTTTTAAACCAAGTTATTACAGGTAAAAAAATCAAGCCTATCTGTATTATTTTTTATGGCTTGAGAGGTATTGGGAAGACAACATTTCCAAGTGAATCAACAGCTCCTATATATGTAGGGCCTGAAGAGAATGACGAAATTGACTGCCCTAGATTGCCAAAAGTTACTTCATGGGATCAATTTAAAGATCAGTTGAAATCTTTGCGCGACGAAAAGCACAATTACAAAACATTGGTCATTGATACTATGGATATGCTGGAGCAAGTTGCACAAAAGAAGATCCTTACAGGCCCTAATGCTGTAAAGAACATGGAAACTGCAATGGGTGGCTACGGAAAAGCGTACAAGCAAATGGCTGATATGTTCCTGGAAATCAGAGATAATTATCTGGTTCCAATTCGTGACAAAAGAGGAATGAACATTGTAATTTTATGTCATGCTGAAAAAAATAAGCATGAAGATCCAATGACAAATACTTCTTACGATACTTACTCAACAGCAATGCACAAGAAAATTAAGCCAATTTTTGAAGATTGGGTTTCTGGAATTTTCTTCGCAAACTATATTCTGTTAAGAGCAGAAAGAAACGATGGGAAAGAATATGTCGAAGGAATGGATGGAAAAAGAGAAATTTATACGGAAGAACGCCCTTCACACACTGGTAAAAACCGTTTTGATTTGCCTTTTGAAATGGAGTTTCCGAAAGTCGGAGCATGGAAACTTTTCACCGATCACGTTCGCTCTTACTATGGAAACGCCGCCAAAGCCGCACCATCTACGGCCAAAATTGACGAAGACAGAATTCCAACAACTACAACGGTTGAGTCAATTCAGTCCGAGCCAGAAGATGCTCCAGGAGCCGAAGTTGTCGGAGGAGAAGTGGCACAAGAAACACCAGGGAAGTCGTACAAAGAACTGGCACAGGCGATAGATGATCTTTTTGGCCAGATGCCTGAGTCGAGCCGTGGTGGAATAACTACAGCAATTAAAAGAGCTGGAGCTGATACAAAAGAACTAGAAAGAATATTAACTAAAATGCAAGGAGCATTGAAATGAGTACAAAAATCACAGCAGGAACTTACAAAGCAACAGTCGTAGGCGCATACCTTGGAGAGTCGGCAGAAAAGAAAACTCCGTATTACGGAATTGAATTTCTCCTGGACAATAATGAGAATATTGATTGGTTGGCATACTTGACCGATGGAACAAAAGAAAGAAATCTAAACACTCTTTTAACTTTAGGGTTTAAAGGAACGAGACTTTCTGACCTTGCCGACACATCAAAAAAAATCAGTGACCTTTTTGAATTTCCAGAAGATGACATTTTTGTCGTTATCGAAATGGAAAGCTATGAAAAAGACGGAGTAACAAAAGAAGTTCCTCGCGTTCAATTCGTAAACGTAGGTGAAAGAAAAACTGTTATGAAGTTTGACCACCAACAGGCCGTAAAAGTATTTAAGTCCCATACTTTTGATGGTGATATTCAGAGAATTAAAAAATCAGGCCCTACTTTGCCAGCTAAAAAAGCAAAGCCAGCCGATGCTCCAAAGACTAGTCATGAAATGGTGAATGAAGAAACAAACTTCACAGCCGACGAAATTCCGTTTTAAATAATTGGGCCGGATAATAACCGGATGAACTTGGAAGACACGGGGTAGTCCTAGAGAGATTTACTTTTTGCGAAGAAGAAGCCCGACCATTAAAAACAATTTTAGGAGAAGACAAAATGAGCAATAGATTAACCCAGGCAATTAAAGATCATTTAGTAAAAGAAGAATCATTCGCAAAATACGAAAAACCAATTAAAGATGCCAATAGTCTTTTCATAAAAGAATTAGAGGCTGAAGTTCAAAAAATCGTAAACTCAAGAATGCACATTACTCAGGATCTTATTAAAAGTAGATATGTGGCAACAACGAACTACGCTTCTTATCTATGTGATGATATTGATGAAAATCATAGCCATTACAAAACTAAAAACTTTGATCTTACAAAAAGTTTTCCACGATACCACAACGAAAGTAATTTTTCTATTGGCCAAACTCCAAAACTTCAAGAACTAAGAAAGAAATGGGCCGATCTAAACTCTGATCGGAAAAAGTTTGAATCTCAACTTAAAACACTTCTGCGAGCATTCACTACAAAAACAGCACTAGTTAAAGCCGTGCCGGAATTTGAATTTTACTTCAAGCATGAATTAAAAATGTCCAGCGCACTTGTGCCAATGTCTCAAATTATGGATATTAGAAAACAGCTTGCAACTTTTGACATTACAAAAAAGAAGGCGAAAAATGCTTAGTGACCAGCAGATTCTTTCCATTCTACTGATTCCTCGTCAATACGGGCCGTACACAATTCACTGTGACGGATCTGTTTACCGAAATAACAAACTTCTCAAGACGAACCACTCAATTAGAAGAGGAGGTAAGAAAGAGATCAGGATCAATTTAAGCATTGATGGAAAGAAAAAGAACTGGAGAGTTCACCGCTTAGTTGCCGCGTGCTTCCTGGGGCCTATAGACGGCCTACAGGTGGATCACGACGACAGGAATACTGAAAACAATCACGTTATGAATTTATCAATAAAAACAAAAAGCCAGAATCAGCTTCACTGGAGACAAAACGAGAGGGATAAAAATGAATGCGAAAGATCATAACCTGAGAGCGTGGGTCTGGAGAATTATTTTGATTTTATCAATTTCATTCTGGTTTCTTGTATATAAATTAATAGGGGGATAGGAATGACAGCATCAGGATCTTGTGAAATTTGCAAAGGAACAGCTACTAATTATGTTTCTCAGTTAAAAGTATGGCGATGCCCAGAACACAGCACCGGAAGACTTTCTCCAGAAGAAAAATTAAAAATAGTTATGGATTACCAAAAAAGTATTGAGCCAGTTAAAAAACCAAAGAAAAGTAATTCTCCTTTCGGGAAAAGATACTTTTAATTATAAGGAAAATTATTTATGAGCATGGAACCAAAAAAAGGAAGATTCGCAGTACAGGTAAATGCAATTGCGACTGTTTATCAGCCGCTATCTTTACCAATTAAAAAACAGGGAATTTCTCACGGAATGATCGTTCCATTGGAGCAGTGGCATAGTGAACACGAATGCGACGAAGTGGCGGCTTTTTATGATGGATTATATATCCGTGAAGTTGACCTGGATGAAATGATTAAGCAACTTGGAAATGCAATTAAGCAATCAATGAGAGAAAAGGGGTTGGTGAAGGTATGAGTGGAAAAAAAGTTTATGAAATTTATATAGACATAAGAGATTTAAACAAAGGGACTATATTGCCATTTCAAGTTATGTGCTTAAGGGGTGCTCCAGTTGACTACGTTCCGGATCTTGACAGTTATGTGCTGAAAAAAGGATGGAAATTAGTAGAGGCAAGAAGTGATATATCATTTCCTAGCTATATTCACTTTTACCGTTTCGAGGAAATTTAAAATGAAATTATTATTTAAGCTATTAATTTTATCAATGCCACTTTGTGCCATTTTCTCAAGAGAGCCAGTTAAATTTATTTTAGCTGGCTTTTATTTGTATTTAGTTGACAGATACATTGTCAGTCGGCAAGAATCAGTTATTGGATCAATTTTGATACAGCCACGGAAGCTAAACTTCTACAATCTTAGAAAGGGGATTATGAAATGAAATTACTTATCTTGTTACTTTTATCTAGTTGCACCGTAAAGATTGGCAACAGCAATCCGGCAAATTTTAAATGCACAGAGCAGGAAATGAAAAAAACTGAGTCGGAAACTTTATTTTGTATTCAAAATGGAAGTGTTGGCTATTCCGACAGGGAAGATTGTTACATTGATTCTATGGCCAGAAACTGCACTGAAAAGAAGGATAAATAATTTATGAAATGTATAATCACAAAAATCGAAACTAAAAACAAATGGAAAGATATTCCCGTTTGTTCTGAAATGGTCGCAGAAGCCAAAAAGCTAATGGAAAAGTTCCCGAACTTAACAAGAAGAGAAGCATTAGAAAAACTTCGCGTCGAATGGGATCGTCAATTCAAGCAAAAAGCCCTGGATTACGCCAAGGAAAAATTAAAATTAAAGTCAGAGGAAAAATTTAAATCATAAACTTATAAGGAGTTTAAAAATGTGCGAATTCTATCCAGTAATGAACAGTCAGTTTGCCAATATGCAAATCGACACAACGGCGTGCTTTCAATCTTCTGATGTTAAAAATCAGATCTATTACAAAATTGAACTTGTAGAATTTAACCAGGCTTCTTTTTGGGTATTTTCTCCGACTGCTTCAAAGTCTCAAATGGCCAAGCAAATTTCTAAAAGATTTGGCGAGGTTTACTTTGTAGCTGAAACAATTATCCCTCATGGCCAGTACGTTGAAACTTTTTTATCAATGTCAGACAGGGATCTCTTTAGAGAAGTTCAGGAAAAAAGAAATAGAATTCTTGTTCTTAATAAAGTTAAAAAAAATATGATAAAAATAATTGAGCTTTCTAAAAGTGATACAGCAGATTTAATTCTGAAGCAAGCATCTGTCCAGGTGGTAGATGCTCATAGGGATGCGATTTCATTCAATTCAAATTTTTATATAGAGCACTTAGATCATAAGTACGAAAGATGGAATGACTTGAGAAAAGCCAGAAGTAAAAAGCCAGGTAATTAATATGTCACTTCCAACTCCCCGACACTACCAACAAAAAGCTATCAATCTAATGCGTAAAGCTTACATTGATGGGAAGAGGAAGATACTTTTATGGCTCGCCACTGGCGGCGGTAAATCAGTTATCTTCCTCATTTTTATTTCAACTTTGCTGATGAATAAAAAGAAAGTTTGCTTTGTTGTAAAAAGAAAACAACTCGTTCTCCAGGCCCAAAGACATTTTCAGAAGGCTGGAATTCAATCATCAATCGTGATGGCCAATTCAAAAGGATTTGATCCCCATGCAAATTTTCAAATATGCTCTATTGATACTATCACTCGCCGGAATCTTGATTTCCTTCAGGATTATGACTTTGTTATTGTCGATGAAGCCCATGACTCCGTTAGCCCTAGCTACGTTAATTTTTTTGATATTTGCCAAACCGTCCTTAAAGTAAAATGTTTTATCGGCTTAACTGCCACGCCTTTTCCGGTTGGAAATATAGTTCATAGCTTCTGGGACAGTTGCGTAAAGCCAATTGAAATGCACGAATTGATGGAAATGGGATTCCTGGTAGATTGCGATTTATACAGGCCTGATGAAATTGATTTATCTGAAGTAAAAATTACTGGCGGCGATTACGACTCGAAACAGTTATCTGCAAAAATGCGAGATATGACCATAATTGGCGATACGCTGGAGCTTTATAATAAGTACGGAAACAATCTTCCAGCGCTATGTTTTTGCGTCGATAAAGATCACTCAATGAGAATCGCAGAAGAGTTTAATAGGGCCGGAATCAGGGCAATTCACTGTGATGAATCTACTCCCCAGGACGAAAGAGACGAAGCCATTAAAATGCTCCAGAACCATCTTAAAATGGAAAAACCTTTTGTTCTTTGTAATGTGAATATTTTTTCCACTGGCGTAGACATTCCAGAGGCAATCGTTGGAATTTTCGCTAGGCCCACAAAATCAGAAAATTTATGGATACAGCAAGCTGGGAGACTTTTTAGACCATGCCGAATTTGTGGCAAGTGCGATTCTCAATATGATAATTCTGACAATTGTCCGGTATGCGGATACGACAAACCAAAATTTATAAAATTAAAAGCGGTTTTAATCGACCAGGGACATAATTCAAAATACTTGGGTCATCCATATCTTGTGCGTTATCCAGCACTGACAAAAGAGGACGTTAAAAAAAGAGCTGAAGCAGGAATTCCACTAGCAAAAACCTGTCGGAATTGTTACGCTCATTATCCAGTTGAATTAAAAAAATGTCCTCTGTGCACTGGTGCAGAAACTAGAGAGAAGTTCTATGAGACAAAAGAAGGCGAATTCCGTCTATATAACGAGTACGAACAAATCAAAAAGACATTTACTGATCTTCAAAGAATCCAGCTTGAAACTGGAAAGAAACCTAATTGGAAATTTTTTCAAATGTATAAAACTTATGGCGATACCGTTATGAAATACAAAGATGAGTTCAGTATTCCAAGCTGGGTTCCAAAATTATATGCAAAATCTCAAGAAGAAAAACTGGAAGGAATGATTTACAAATAAGGAGAAGATTATGAAAGTAGATGAAGGAAAAATTTTATTTGCCAAGATAAGGATTATGTATCCAATGGCTATAATGTGCGGATCTCTATCTTTAATTATTTTAAACAAAATGGAAGAAAGAGATATTCACGATGTTGATTTTCTTATACATGAAAATTGTGTCGATGAAGATTCATTAAAAGAACAGATAGTGAACAATTCTGAGTACCCATCAAGTCCAATAAATCACGGAAGTTTCAGAGCATACAATATAATGTTTGAAAATAATCCAGTTACTTGTTTTGTTTATAATGACAATTACGACTTAAGAGTTGTTCAGAAAAACAGCGTGCTTTACCAAGATCCAGACATAACAATTAAAAAGAAAATGGAACTTAACAGAGAAAAAGACTTAAATGACAAGGAAAAAAACAAATGGCTTTAGTAATCACAATGAAAGCAAAAGAATCTGTAATCATTACTACTGTATCAGGCGACAAAGTTAGAATTGAGCTTCCACATGGAACAACTAAACAATCAAGAATCTGCTTCTTTGCCGAAGATAAGATTAAAATCGAGAGGGTGAAAAAAGATGAAATTGAAAAATTTAAAACTTGTAAGTATTGCTACGCCGTTTACGAAAAAGGTTGCCCACAGGGTTGCGACCAAGACTAGCTGTATCATCTGCTTTAATAAAAAATGTACTTGTAGATTTTAAGGAGGAAATTTTATGTTTTTAAAAAACTCAGTAATAAAAACAGAGGTATCAATAACACTTAGTGAGATTGAGATAAGAGCACTAGATGCTCTTGCTGGATATGGAGATGATGCATTCTTAGAGGTATTTTACAAGCACCTTGGAAGACATTACTTAACACCACACGAGAATGGAATAAGATCATTGTTTAAATCAATTAGATCTGAAATTCCACCACATCTAACTCAGGTTGATAATGCTAGAAAGTTATTAAAAGGAGGGTTATGATCTGCCCATCATGCGGAAACGCCAATGAAAAAAGGATTTATGTATCAAAATCAGTAAGCGATGCCGCCGCCAGGACTTGTCTCGATTGCAAGCATTCCTGGGGGCCTAATGACGATGTAGACATAAACAGCGTTAAGAAAAAAGGTTCATACAGAGAGCACCAGGAAATAATGGGCCGGACTTCTTTAATCACTCAATCTGCATGGCCCAATTCATTTTTCTGCGAACGTCACGTTGGAGCATTTCTGACACTGAGGGGAAACAGAATCCAGGTCGGATTACCAGGCCAGGCAGATGCTTATTTAATGTTGCCGTGCCAGGTAGATACTTTACTTTTTCACGTTCATATTGAAATCGAGTTTAAATCTGGATCAGCAACTCTTTCAATAGATCAAAGAAAGTGGCGCAGAGAAATTATGTCGAAAGGTGGGCTTTACATTACAATAAGAAAACCTGAAGATATTGTTTCGATTATCGAAAAGAAATATGGGGCCATTATCTGTAAAAACCTTGACCCCATAAACTAAAAAATCACCATCGGAGAAGAGGATGAATACGACCATCATAGAAGATGCAGTTAAAGAAATCAATTACAAATACGGCGAATCTGTTTCGACTTTAATTCTTGATGGAAAAATCCACAGAGCTGGAGAAAAAGATCATGTTTGGTACGTTGGTCACGAATGGAACTACAAAAATTCATTCTACCAGACGATCAATTACGGCTCCTGGAGGCTAAACGATTCTTTTACGGTTAAATCCTGGGACGCTGATAAAGAACGCGAAAAAGGCTTTAAAAAGTGCTTTACGGAGCACACCAGAGAGGCAAAAGCCAAGTTAGATGCTGAAAAAGCGGCTAACCATGAAGCTTGCCGTAAAAAATGCGCTCCGATTTTTGCCGGAGCTAAAAAGAATGTCCTACATGAGTACCTAGAGTTTAAATCAATCGCAAATTCATTTATTTCTCGCATCGACCAAAATGGAGTTCTTTTAATTCCGGCATACAAGCCAATTAAAAACTTGGTTGGCTTCCAGCGAATTTACAGAGATCCAGCAACTAATAAATTCAATAAAAAATTTGCATTTGGAATTGAAATCACTGGAGCGTTTTGCCCATTATCTCCTTTTAAAGATGCTGAATATGCCTACTTATCAGAAGGATATGCCACAGCTTCATCAATCCAGGAAGCCTTCCCGAATATTCCTTCAATCTGTGTATTCAATGCTGGAAACATTTCTCCGGCCATAAATTCAATCAGATTTATAAATCCAAAAATTAAAATAATTATCGCCGCTGATAAAGATCCAAAATCAAAAGCTGGAGAGTTTCACGCTAAGAAAGCGACAAAAAGTTTCGGCTCAGTTATTTATAAATTGCCAAGTTTCTCGGTTGATAATCCTTCCTGGACAGATTTTAACGATCTTCATGCGTTTGAATCATTAGATAAAGTAAAATCTCAACTTTCATTTGATGAGTCAGATTTCATTACCATTACTTGTCTGGGTTATATGGACAATCACTACTATTATACTTCTACTACTCAGAAACAAATAATTCAAATTGCGGCATCGTCGCACAATAAATTAAATCTTTATTCAATTGCTCCACTGGAGTTCTGGAAAAAGAATTATGGCGTTGAAGTTGAAGGAGTTTTAGTTGTCCCGTGGGATTCAGTTTTTTCAGATTTAATGGATCAGTGCAAATCTGCCGGACTTTATGACCCAGAAAAAGTAAGAGGCGTTGGAGTTTGGGAAGATAATAAAAACTTTGTTATAAATGACGGCCAGGACGTTTTTAATGAACCAAAGGATTCCACTTACTTTTATCAGAAAATTCCAAAGAAGAATTATTCAATCGAAGCTCCACTTACCGATGACGAAATGAAGCCTTTATTATCTTCTTTCAAAGAGCTTCCTTACAAAAATAAAAATGATTATATTTATACTGCCGCCTGGATAATTCAGGCCCAGATTTATTCTGTTATGGATTGGCGCTTTCACGTTTGGCTCACAGGCGAAAAAGGATCTGGTAAATCAACAGTCCTGGATTGGATCGGAAAGCTTCTTATTCATCCGGTACTAACATCAGATGCTACAGCGGCAGGGATCATCCAGGAGCTTAGAAACAATGCCAGACCGATCATTTATGATGAGTCTGAGGCATCTAATAAAATTGATCCAGTTATCGAATTAGCGCGCCGTATGTCCAGCAACAATGGAAATAAAACTCTCCGAGGCTCCAGTGCCGGAAAAGTCGTTTCATCAAATACAAATACGGTTTTCTTAATGGGTTCGATCCAGGTATCAAAATTAAATTCTGCCGACAGATCTAGGTTCTTCATTGTAAATATGGAAAAAAGTGAAAGTGAGAGCCAAGAGCACTATGAAAATGCAAAACACGATATTGAAATTTTCATCACAATGAAAGAGAGAATTTTTGCCCGTGCTTATCAGTGCATTCCTTCGATTAAGCAGTCTACAAAAACCATTCGTAAATTCCTGATGGATAAAAAATTGGAAGCTCGCTACGCGGATCAATTATCAGCTTGTCTGGCCTGTTTTTGGGTTTATTATTCAACTGAGCCGATCACGACTGAAGAAGCTGACAATATCATTCATAATCTTGATTTATTATCCAGCGACTACACTGAGCAGAATAAAGAAACTGACCAGGACGATTGTTTGGATACCTTAATGCAATTAATAGTTGATCGGGACAATACGACACTTAAAAGGGTGTTGGAAATTACAAAATCCTTATCAAATGACAAAACTCAAGACTATTGTGAAAAAGTCCTGGGATCATTTGGAATCAGATATTTTCCAGAAAATGACTCAATGTTTATCGGAAAAAATGCAAATAATTTAATAAAAGAAATGGGCGCGAGAGGTTTTCCAGCCTTTCTCGAAATATTAAAAAGAGATAAAAAAAGAATATTGAAAGCATCCGACAGGCAAAGAGTCACCGGATTTGGAAACAAAGAAGGGATAAGGATTTCAGTAAAAGAGATCTGAACAGAAAAAGGAGTCGAAAGGCTCCTTTTTTTTGGTCTTGTTCGTAAAACTTCCCGAACAGTTCACCACCAAAACTCAATGATTCCGGTTTGTTCGGCTGTTCGGTGAACTGGCACTACTCTCTCTCTTTATATATAAATTTAATTAAAAAAAATTTCTCTCTCTCATATATATATCTTTATTAATTTAATGAACAAATGAACAAGAGACAAAACAAGAGTAAAAACTCAATAATTCCGATTGCGTTAGACACCGCGTTTTGTTCGGAGGCTTGTTCGGTGTTCGCGAACAGTACAAAAAACCAACAAATTCGGTTGCGTTGGACTCTGCTAGATAAAAATGGGTAAATCTTGGGTAAAATTTGATTTTCTCCGAGCCATTTTTTTTCCATGGTTTTTTCTTCGGGGGCGAGGGGCGCGGCGCTTGCGCTTTTTCATTGAATAATCAATAATCTGTTAAACGATAAGATAACGAGATAAGATAATTCTATGAACCCAAAACAAATAAAATTTTGTGAACTTTATCATCAGACAGGAAATGCCACGCAGAGCTATATTGATGCAGGGTACAAAGTAAAGAACGATGATGTTGCCGGAACACTTGCCGCGCGTCTGCTCGGAAATGCTCGGGTTCGTGAGTACCTGGAGGGGCTACAGAAAGCCGCCAGCGCCAAAATGAGCGTGACAACAGAAAGAATCATGGATGAGGCCGCCAAGATTGCATTCGCTGATTTAAACGAGATTGTAGCAGTCGTTGATGGAGTGCTTGTTTTAAAAGAAGCAGAGGATCTTAATCAACTTGACGGAGTATCAGCAACAAAATCTGTTTCAAGTTCATCATCTTCAAGTTCACGGGGAGACTCGGAATCAAATTCAGTTACAAATTCCTTTTCAGTAAAAAGGGCCGACAGGTTAAAAGCATTGGATATGTTGGCAAGGATGATAGGATCATATGAAAGAAGAGAGAGCGATAATTCAAGAATTCTCAGAGATAACGCCCCAAGAGTTTTGGAGACTCTTAAGCGATATAGAGACAGAACGAAAAAACCCAAAGACGACAGAGGAGAGGAATCGTGAACTGGATCAGGATTGGATTACTGCGGTCTATTATCGTTGTGCTACAGACATTCTTGCTTTTGCCGCAATATTTTTTCCTCACTATTGTAAATACGACTTCAATGCTTTTCATACAGATGCGTTTGAAGCTTATCAGTACGGCGAGCGAAATGTGCGTCGAGGAGATGCGGCTCCTAGAGGGTTCGCAAAGAGTACCATTAAAGTTTTATTCAAGCCGATCCATGACATTTGTTATAAGTTGGAAAAGTTCATTGTCGTCATATCCAATACGGAACAGCAGACTATTCAAAAATTACGAGACATTCAATCAGAACTCATCGGCAACGATCTTCTTATTTATGTGTTTGGTAGATTTATACAAGGTCGAAAGGTTGGTTCGACGGACTTTATTGCTCATAATGGAGATCACAAGTGCCGTTTTCTTGCGCTTGGCTCTGGTACAGAAATGCGAGGAATCCGGTTTGGTGACGTACGACCGACGAAGATCCTTCTGGACGATGTTGAGCATTCTGAAGAAGTTGAGAACGAAATGCTCAGAGAAAAATTGGTCAATTGGTATGCTGATGTTATTTCCAAGATTGGGGATGGTGAAACTAATATCGAAATCGTTGGTACTATTTTACACCAGCAGTCTCTATTGAAAGGAATCTTAAGCAACCCTAGATACACAACGAAATCATATAAGGCGATTATCTCCTGGGCAGAAAGAAGGGATCTTTGGGATCAGTGGACTGAAATATATGTGAACCTGGATAACGATACTAGGTTGAACGATGCCCTTAATTTCTACAATGCCAACAAAGAAGAAATGTTAAAAGGCGTAGAGGTTTTATGGCCGGATAAAGAGCCTTATTACAAGCTCCAGGAAGAGATAATTGAATCAGGCCTTCGTTCCTTTATGAAAGAAAAGCAGAACGATCCACAGTCTGACGTTGAGAAGATTTTTGCTCCAGAATCAATCTGGTGGTACGAAGAACAAGAGCATGGATTATTTATCGAGAGAACAAAAACATTAATTCCATGGCAAGCGCTCACTGCTTATGGTGCGATAGATCCAGCGACAGGACAAACTAAAGCGACTCAGAAAAAGAAATCTGACTTTGCTTGTATTCTTTCCGGTTATGTTGATTCTAAGAAAAGATTGTTCGTTCATCATGACTTTTTAAAACGTGTGGCCCCATCAGTTTTTATTAAAGAGATTTTTGAACTACACAAGCGATTTGAGTTTTATAAGTTTGGAGTTGAAACAAATTTATTCAGAAATCTTTTAATGGATAACATAAAAACCGAGCGCACCAGGATCGAAAAAGAAAATGGATCTCTGATTAAGATAAAGTTCTACGATATTGATTTGGTCGAGAATAAGGAAAAGAGGATCTACACTTTGGAGCCAAAAGTTCAACATGGTCACATACTTTTCAATAAAAAGGCGATTTCTACTGAATTTATGAACCAATTGTACGATTTTCCAAAAGGAATCCATGACGATGGCCCCGATACACTTGAAATGCTTTACGGATTAGTCAATAATAAATATGCGGTAGGTGGTATTAATAAGGACATGGAAAGATGATAAAAACTAAAAACATCAAGTTTTGTGCATATTTAAAATTAAAGGGCATAAATCCCAGCGAAGTGATAAAGTTGGGAAATGGTCGCGCTGAATACGTTTATTCAATGTTGCCAACAGATTGGGAGAAGCATCAAATTGAATTCAATAACTCTCCTTTTCTTGACTATGCAAACAACTTAGAATCTATAAAGGACTTGGCATATTAGGAGAAGTTTATGAGTAATGTTTTAACTAACTCAGTTGCGCTTGAGTTTAAATCTGTTGAGGAAGCTCCGATTTATACTCCAGAAACAAAGGCCATAAAAATTACAAGAGTAATCATTGTAAAAAATGGAATGGTAAGCGGAAAGCCTTCGGTTGATATTCAATGCGAAGATGCAGATGGTAATAAGTATTTAATATTTGCTACTGGTGGAATCATGGAATCAATTGGGGCCGCTTGCAAATGAAAGTTAGAAAGCCACACTTCTTTTATTGTGAAATCTATATGGTGAATATTTATTTTTACCAAGGGATTCCGGCTAAAGAAGTAGTTGCTTCTATGAAAAAACATTTGAGAATGAATTACGATGCTGAAAAGCTTTTACCCATTGCCGGAAGATCAATGAGCTACAATGACGGTGAATTTGTTATTTATATGAAGTTTAAAAGCAAAAAACATATTTCAACATTAGCGCATGAGTGCCTTCACGTTACCAATATGATCTTGGAAAGAGCAGGGGTAAGAGTAGACCTGGATAATGATGAGGCCCAGGCTTATTTACTTGGATGGCTAATGAAAAAACTCTCAGGGGTTAAATGACTACTAAGCTAGGCAGATACATTTTTAAAAGAATCGGTGGGAGAGTTATTCCCATTCGTATTGGTGCAGAGGCAACGACTTCTGCTAAAAACTTTTCTATGTCTGCACTAAGAAAGCTCCAGGGATCAATCAATAAAAAGAATGCTGAGATTGCGGCTAAGTTCACAGAGCATTCAGTTGTTAAGTCGAAAGTGTTTCACGGAACAAATGCAAAGTTTAAAAAGTTCAATCACGATAAAATTGGATCTTCTACCGGAACAGCTCTTGGAAGAGGTTTTTACTTCACAGATAAAAAAACAACAGCAAAGGCGTATGGATCAAAGGTAAAAGAATATTTTCTTTCTATAAAGAGGCCGTTATTCGGATCTCTTAATGATGGTTTTAAGGCCAATGACATTACCGAGAAGCAAGTTGAGAAAATAGTTAAGGGCCAGGATCTTTCCAATTGGGGAGAGCGCTCAACTTCTAAAAGCGTTGCAGAACAAATTCAAAAGTACAATACTAATGACCTGGATAAGGTTCAGGACATTGGAACAACGGTTTTCAATAACAATTGGAAAAAGGCATTGTCTAAAGTTAGGAAGATTACCGGAATAGATGGCTCTGTTGCTGGAAATAAAGAAGTGATCCATTATGTTGCATTTAATTCAGATCAAATAATGGAAGCTCCTAAGAAAAGTACAATATACAAAGACCAATTAAAAAAATTAAAAAACTTTCAAGCTAGGAAGAACAAATGAACGGAAACGGCAAGAAGTACAAAAACGGCTCCAGGATGATTTTTGGAATGACTCGCTCTGAGAAGAGGGCGAACAATAATCTTGGAATAACCATGAATACTGGCAACGATAAGTCAGATCGCTATCGTTCTAAAAAACTTTGTGTCGTTCAGTCTTACTTGGACAGCACACAGTATGATGGAAAACAAGATTGGGATCAGGCCTGTTGCTCAGAAGATTACGTTCCATTAAAAGATCGTAAGCCTAAAATAATCTACCCATTTGCAAAAGTATTTGCGGATCGACTTTCTAGTAAACTCCTGGGGCGTTCCACGTTTCCATCTGTCATGGTAGAAGACGATGAAGACACAACGTATTTTACAAAAATTGTTTTAAATGGAACTTTCTTCCAGGCCCGAATGCTGGATATGTGTAAAAAGCTAGTCGTTTACAATTCTTGTTTCGTTAGATTTAAAATGACAAACGGATCTTTAAAGCTAGAAAAATACAATCCCAATTACTGCTATCCTTCCTTTAGTCCTGCTGGGGATCTTGACTCTATCGAGATTAAATATGTTTACGATACTGGAGAGACTGACAATAAAGGGAAAAAGATTGAGCGTTGGTATAAGTTAATTCTATCAACAACAACAGATACTCTTTTTGATAATCCTGTTTATGTTGAAAATAGTAAGCCTGATTTTGAAGTTGTTTCAAGCATTGAACATAATCTTGGATACGTCCAGGGGGAATGGTTTTCAATAGGAGAAGATCTTTACTCTCCAGACGGAGAAGCCGAGCCTTTTATTCTTCAGATAAAAGATTTTGTCGATGCGATTAACTACAATCTTTCTCAAACAGATACGGCAACAAATTACGGTAACGATCCGCAGTTAGTTTTGTCTGGAATGGATGAAGATGACGTTGATAAGTTAATTAAATCTTCAGCAAAGGCCTGGGCGCTTGGACGCGAAGGAAAAGCCGACTTCTTAGAAGTCGCAGGATCAGGTATAGAGTCATCTGAAAAGACTCGTAATGATTTCTTCAGAAGAGTACAGGACATTGCCAGAATCGTTATGCTAGACCCTGAGAAGATGCAAGCATCAGCTCAGTCAGGTAAGGCCATGGAAGTAATGCACGCTCCGATGGTGGAATTGGTTAATGAGATTCGTCCATGGATAGAGAAAGGTTTTAAAAGTTTAATAACTAAAATGATCGACACGATCATCACTCTAAATACAATGGGCTTTGAAACTCAATTTGTAATGCCTGATGATTTTGTCCCTGCAAGCATGGAATTTACTATTTCATGGCCTCCGGTTTTTGAACTTACTACTCAAGATAAGCAACAGGTCGTATCTATCGGACTCCAGGCCAGCAATGGGAACCTGATTTCTCGTGATACTGCTCTTAAGTGGATACAGTCTCAAGGTGTAGATTTTGGAGTCGAAGACTTTGAACTTGAAAGACAAAAAGTTGATACTCAGAAAACTTTTGGAGGATTCTTCTAATGACCAGCGTTCTTAATTTTATAAGAATCAGAGGAAAAATAATACCTATTAAAAAATCTTTAATAGGCGCTCCAGATGATTTGCAAAAAATAGAACATATTAAAAAAGCAAGAGAAGAGTTAAAATTATTGACTAAGAAATCAAGCGTATCTCATAAGAAGTTTGCAGCTATTTTTTATAAGACCTCAAAGATACAAAGTAAGCAAGTTGGAAAGTCAATCGCCTTAAAGTTGGCACAACTTAAAAAAATAAAGAAGGTGATTCTATGAAATTCATCAGACTACATGGAAAAATTATTCCTATAGGCGATAAGCAGAAGCAAATAGGCGATGGAAAAAAGCCGACCTATGCTCATGCTGAATCAATAAAAAAAGCAACAGAGCCGAAGGTGACTATTTCTTTTAAGAATAAAATACTAAGAAAGTTTAACGGCTTGAAGAATAAATTCAAAGGCGTTCCACAATCAAAACTTAGCAGTGCTTATAATGTTGCCCAGGGCAAGCACCTTGGAAATAAAATTGGCCAGCTCTCTACGTTCGGCAAAACTAAAAAGATATTTGATTCACAGGCTTCAAAGTCTGGAAGAAATCTTAGTAAAATATCTAAATTGGTTAAGAAAAATAAAAGCATAAAGTCATTCAAGGGAGGCGTTGTTCTTGGAGCATTGGCCATTGGTGGATTAGCTTACTTAAAAAACAAAAATAAAGAACAGGAATATTATGAATAACGATTTAGTTTTTCGTCGTATTAATGGAAGAATTATTCCAATTAAGCGGAGTAGTTTAAAGATTAAGAAAACAGACATTGAGGGAGCTGGGGCCGCAGTTGGTGGAACAGCGGTATCAATTGCATCAGGCGTTTACGCGGCCAAGGCAATCAGAAAAGCCAATTTCTTTTTTGGTCGTTCAGCTAGCTTAAGAGGAGCTTCGCACTTGGCAGGTATTGGATCTGCTACAAGGAGCGGACTTATAAGAGGAGCTTCTGTTGCGAAGATAGCGGCAAAAACTCTCACAAGAAGAGGATTTGGAGCGCTACTTCTAGGAACTACAGCAGGAGGTATTGCGGCTTCATGGGGAACTGCAAATCTTTTAAAAAACAGAATGTCTGATGAGAAAAAATTGGCAGTCGCCGGAACTGTTGCTTCAATTGCTTCAGGTATTGGATTTGCGGCATTTGGAAGAATGACAAAAATTGGTACATTGGCAAAACTTGTAAAAGTTACCAATCCAAAATCAACGGTATCTGATGCCTTCAGCATTTACTCGCGAGAAGGCGCTAAGAAAACAATGAATACCATTAAAAAATATAAGGCCACTAGGTATGATGCTTCTCGACTTCCGAAGGGAACTCAGCTTACACTTACTGGTAAATATGAACGTAATATTTTTGGGAAGCTTAAAAAATAATGGGATTCTTTGAAGACATAGATAATATTTCAATCCTGGAACGCCATTCAGATCGGCTTGAAGGCGTGGAAATGTCCCAGGCCCGTAAGATGCTTAAGGAATACAAGAGAGCGCGCCAGGAGCTTAAATTACAGCTTCTAGCTAACTCTTTTGGCAATGACTACACTGAGGGAAAGATGAAAAATGCGCTCGCTCAAATTGAAGCGGCCATTGCTCAACTTAGAAATAAAATTGGATTCCAGATCCAGGAAGGTTTCGACTTTTTATCCTCTCAAGGGATCGAGGATTCTGTTACAGAAATGGACGCATTCGACAGAGCCTTTGGTGGTGGGTTTGGAAAGCTTCCCTTTGATGCCATTGTGGAATCTACTGAAGCAGATAATTATCTATTTAATCAATACGAATCTTCTGTGCAGTCTTATAATGATGGCCTGAGAAATTCTTTTCAATCTGCACTTACTCAGTCATTGATTCAGCAAAAAAGCTGGTCACAGGCCGTATATGACATGGAATCGGTTTTTGATATGGAAGAGTGGAAACTTGCCAGGATCGTCAGAACTGAGCTTCACGGGATTTATAATGTTTCCAAGATGCGTGGTTTTGGCACTATAAAAGAAAATTATATTCCTGATCTAATGAAGACTCTTTATCATCCAATGGATTCCAGGACAGGTCAGGATTCAATTGAATTAGCCAAAGATAACCTTATTGTTCCAATAAATGAGCCTTTCCGTTTTACCTACAAAGGAAAAACAAGGGTTTTCATGACTCCACCGGATCGCCCGCATGATCGCGCAATTCTAATACCTTACAGACCATCTTTCCAGAAATAATTGCATCATGCAATTTTTAAGCATGAGCTCCAGATCTGCAGTCTTTTAAATGCAATAAAATTGCACTTGGATCCGAGAGCTCCTTATTTTTCTATTGCGTCCTGCAATTTTATTGCTATTATATTTAAAGAACACGATACGATAAAAGGAGATAATGATGAACTTTGGAATGAAGAAAATGTTTATGCTTATGAGTCCCGACGATGATGGTGGAGCCGGAGGCGGTGGGAAAGATAAGGATAAAGACAAAGATAAGGACAAGGAAAAAGACAAGGAAAAGGATAAGGATAAAGAAGATCCTGAATCCGACAAAGACAAAGATCTTGATGATGAAAAAGTCGATGTTTCCAAATTAGATCCTAAAGTCCAAAAAATGATTAAGGATTTGAGAGCTGAGAACGCAAAGCATAGAACTGATGGTAAAAAAGTCAGTGACCGTCTAACGAACTTAGAATCAATCCTTAAAAAAGTTGCTGGTGGGGATACTGAAGAGGAAACACCAGAAGAGAAACTTGCTAGTTTGAGTGGACGAGCAGAATCAGCGGAAGTTAGAAGTACCATGCTGGAAATTGCGATTGAAAACGGAATTAGTAAGGACAGTTTTGAGTATTTTGAATTTTTAATGACAAAGAAGTTATCGGCTCTGGAAGAAGGTGCAGAATTGTCAGAAGAAGATTTAGAAGAGGTACTTAAAAAAGTAAAAGTTGGAGCGAAAAAAGGGCCTGCTCAAACATCGCCGGACGATGATAAAGAGAAGGATAAAAACCCTGGAAGCAACAACGAAATGACAGTGGAACAGTTTGCGAAATTAGGAATGATGACAAAGTCAAAGTTATACAATGAGAAGCCAGAAACTTATAACTCGTTACTGAAGCAAGCAAAAGAAAAACGACTACTTTAACCTATAAGGAATTTTATGAGTACACAATCAGGTGATTTTGTTTTTGAGCCGAAAGTATGGGCTGACCATATTGAAGCATATTTTGACCAATACCTTGTTTTCGGTGCATTCGCACTAAGAAACAATGAGCTTGAAGGCGAGACAGGAAAAGGCGTAACAGTCAATTTCCCTTACTTCAAAGCAATTGGTGACGCTGAGGAGCCAGAAGAAGACGAAGCGCTGTCTGTAGATAAACTATCGGACGACTCTTTCTCTTGTACTGTTTTTGAAGTTGGTAAGGCAGTTGGATTCAAGAAAAAGTCTTTCAAGAAGTCTGCGGCTTCTGCTGATAAAATTATGGCAGAGACTCAAAGACAAATCGCACGCGTTCACGCTGAAAAAGTAGATAATAAGTTAAAAACTGAAATCGAAACTTCAATGAACGTAGGATACCAAGCGGCGGCGGCGGCTGACGTTATGACTATTCGTAGTCTAAACGTAGGGAAGATCAAGGCGTTCGGAGATAAGCACACTCAAGCGGCTGTATGTTTCATGCACTCTCTTCAGTTGCTAGATCTTCAGAACGACACTACTGCTGGATTCATGAAGGCAGATGCTAACGATCCTATGTCAATGGTTCAGGGTTTCTCTGGCCGTCTATTGAACATGGCAATCGTTATCAACGACAAGATGACTAAAAACGTAGCTGGTCAAGTTGGTGGAAAAGATACTTATACGGCGATTATCTGTAAAGAAAACGCTTACGGTATCATCACTAAGCAGATGATGGAAATGGATTCAGATAAAGACATTCTGAACCGTGAAATCATCGTTACTGGTAACGAGTGGTACGGGGTGAAAAACTTCGACAGAAAGATTTCTTCTTTAGACAAGAAAATCGCTTCTGTAATCACAACTTCAACATACTAATAAGCAGGGGCTACGGCCCCTCTTTTTTTTGAAGTTAAAATGTATTTTTTATTAATGTTTTATATGGAGATTTTTTATGATTAATCATAACAACAGACCGTCGATCTCAATCGTTTTAGCGGCCCTATCTGCTTCAGCGGTTGTTCCTTTACTTTACGCTCACAAGAAAATGAAAGTCCTTGCAATCTCTCTTGTGCAAGAAGGAGCAATTTCTGCTTCTGGTGCAAACTACCTTACTTATCAAGCCAAGAAAAACAACGTGGCAGTAGGTACAGCGGTTGACACTCAAGCAGGATTAGCGGCAAGAGCCGCAAAAGCCCTTGTTCTTCCAACAGCAGGATATATTGAACTTGAAGCTGGTGACTACCTCGCTCTTGATGTTGCTGAAACAGGAACATTCGCTGAAGGTACTGCGCTACTTGTTCAACTTGATGTTGAGATCGTAGGAAACTAAAAAAAATTATTAGTGCCGTAGCAATACGGCACTTTTTTCTTTATCAAGGGATATGATATGAATTATGCAAGAATCAGAAATAAACTCAAAGAAAAACAAAAAGAGCTTTCAAAAATGTCCGGTGCAGATCGTACAAAACTAGAACAGCATCTTATTTCTGAGGCCGGAAAAGAAGAAGGTCAACAATCACTTGCTCCGGTTGAAGCAGAAAAAGTTGAAGCACCAAAGGCACAAGCCCAAGGCAATAAAAATGCTAACAGACGAAACTAAGTACAAAGTAATTATAGAGCTTTGTTATCCAGGAACGGTTCTCGATCCTGCTTCTGTTAATTTCAATTCCATAGTGAGAGATCGTCTTTCTATTGATAATCAATATATCGAAGAAGAGGTTGAATCTCTTTTGGAAAAAATTGCATTAATCAAAACAAGACTTGAAGAATCTCCTGGAAAGAATAACGTAAAAAGAATTGGAGATATTGAGCTTGATACTGGAATTGGTCTTAACTTAATAAGAAGAGAATACAACAGACTTTTATCAAACTTATCAACTCTCCTGGATCTTCCTTGCCTTTGTAAATTTGGCTCAAATAGGAACATTTCAGTATGTCTATAGTTCAGGATATTTTATCAATTACAGATGACATTCTTGGACTAAGAGACGATCTTGGGGCCACTAAGCATTTAGTCTATTTATTCACTCGTACATGGCCAGCAACTAAAGGCGTGGGCATTCCGGTTGATGCTGAAGTTCAAGTTTTACCGACTCCATTTCTCCAGGATTATTCCCAGGATCTTAGAGCGCGAGAAGGTGGAAATGTTCGCCAGGGTGATATTATCATCAAGCATATTTCTAAGCAGTCTTATCCGACAGAAGATTTAGTTGATTGCTCTGTTGTTGATGCAAAAAAAGTTGAAAAATATTATAAAATAAATAATCGTTTGTACGAAGTGATAAATGTAAAAGAAGATTACGTTTATTGGAATGTCCAAGTGAGGAAAACATTAAAAAAATTATAGCATTATTTTCAAAATTGATTTCAAAAGTTCATATGCCATTTAATCATAAGAAAATGACTGAGGCAGAGTGTATTGCGATTATCGGAATGATAAAACCAGGTGACATTCTTCTTACTCATACCCGTGGAGAGTTATCAAACATAGCTCTGGATCATTGGGGTCATGGGGCCATATATTCTCTTTCTGGATTATGGGAAGCGGTTACTGCCGGAGTAAAACCGACTGAACTAATGTTTTTTCTTTCCAGGAAAGATGATGTTCTTGTTTTAAGGCCCAGATTTGGAGTAGATACAAGCAGGCTCGACAGATATTGCAAGTATGCCGAAGGAACTGCTTACGATTATAGTTTTGAGACAGGGGCCGAAAAGATTTACTGTTTTGAATACTGTGCAGATGCTATCATGGAATCAAGTTCTGCAAAGATAGAGACAAAGAGAACTCCTCTTGGTAAACAATATCTTGCAAGTTCTTTTCTCGAAAATGATTTTGATGTAGTCTGGAAAAAAAGGAAATAGTCATGAGCTTATCTTTATCTTATGGATTCGATACTGAATTGGATTACACTCTTTCCAATTGTGCGATTTTATCCAGCAAGGCAAGGCTCGCAATAGTTCCTAGTCCTGAACAGTTATTTGCTCAGGACTTTGCTTCTGATGTTGGCTTCACATACGACAATACAAAAGCAGAATTCAATGCTGGGATTTTAAGACAAAAAGACTTACGTCCAGTTTCGTCAGTTTTGGCGGCAACATATACTTCTTCAAAAAATCTTAATTGGTCTACTGCTGGATCTTTAGTTGGAACAGATATTGGAGCGCCGTTATTATCGGCTGGAAAACTCTCATGCCTGGGCGGTGGAAACAATGGCGTAAGATACGAAAGCGCTGACATTGGGGCCTCTGGAAATGTTGGGGCCATGAAAATTAAGTACACTCCTAATTATTCTGGAACTCCTGCAACTAATTATAATATTTTTGAATTTGCTCCAGTGTCAGGAAACAATGACAGAATGCTTGTTTTTCATTCTGCTACTGGAACACTGAGACTTAGTGCCTATACCTCTGTAGGGACTGCAAAGCACGCGGCTGTGCCGTTTGGTGGAGTATGGTCGCCAGTTGCAGGGACAGAATATGAAATAGAACTTGATTGGGATACTGTCGCAGGAGTAGTTAGACTTTTCGTAAATGGAGTTTTAAACGGATCAATGCCAGTTTCTTCATACGCAAGAGGGTCGGACGCAGATAGGCTTTATATTGGCGCTGGTACTTCTTATTTTGCGGCTGATGGATACTTTGATGATGCTCTGTTGTTCAGTACGGTTCAACATACTGCTGGATACACTCCAGGATACACGCTTCCTGAATTTATTTATGGTGCATCTAAGATTGATGGCCCTAATTTTACATATAGTGGACTTGGGTCTGTTTTATCAATTGATGATGGATCAGTTGTTGAAACTGGATCTCCACGATTTATAATTGGATTAAAATACTGGAACGGATCTGCCTGGGTTGTTTCAAACGGTACATACGCACAGGCAAATAGCTTTGCTACAGCATTGGCAAATCTTGCTTCGTTTGTAGC